CCGATTCTGCGTGCTGCTCCGAGCGACACTGCGGGCGCGGCTCCGGCAGTGGTAGCTGGCCGGGGCGCGGCGGGGGCAACAGGTGGCGCCGGAGCTGGCGCCGGTGGGTACCCGGCCGGTAGCGGGGGCGTACAACGCGTAAGGAGCTTGATTCAGTGAAAGCAAAACTCGGTTCAGGCGCGCGCTTTGCGGCGCTAGCGAAGAAGATCAGCGCGCGTGGCGATGTGCGCGATCCTGAAGCGGTGGCTGCGGCAATCGGTCGCGCCAAGTACGGCAGCAAGCGCATGACGAAAATGGCGGCAGCCGGTCGGCGCCCCGGCTAGCATGAAACTCACCGTACTGCCGGCGGATTTGGAGAACGTCGAGGCGTTGATCCGTCGGCGTACGCGCGCGGCTGAGAAGAAAGAGATGTGGCGCGCGACCTACCAGGACGCGTACCGCTTCGCCATGCCTACGCGCGAGACCTTCTCGTGGTACAGTGAAGGGCAGAACAAGCAGCGGCAGCTGTACGATTCGACGCTGCAGGAAGCGACGTACACTGCAGCGAACACACTGCATGCGCTGCTGTTTCCTCCGTGGACGCGCTGGATGGAACTGGCGCCTGGCGCCGGCATCAAGGAAGAGGATCTGACGGAGGATATTCGCGAGGGCCTGCAGGCCGCGACGAAGACGTTCTTCGATTATCTCAACTCCAGCAACTTTGACACTGTGATCGGTGAAGCTGCGCTGGATTTGATGGTGGGCACATCCGCGCTCGACTTCGATGAAGGCGACGCCGACCAGCCGTTCCGGTTCTGCTCGATTCCATTGTCGGCTATCGAGATCGAAGAAGGCCCTGACGGCCGGGTCGAGACGACCTGGATGATTCGCAAGCCGAAGGCACGCGACATCCTGCGTATGTACGATGGGCTGACCGAATTCGACATCTCGCCAGAACTTGCTGATGCGATCATCATGACGCCCGAGAAAGACATCGAGCTGTTACAGGGCGAAATCTACGAACCGAAGGCGAAGAAGTACTACGGCGTCGTGATCGAACTGGCGGCCAAGAAGATCATTTGGCGCTACGACTACGGCCAGAGTTGCCCGAAGATCGTGGCGCGCGCGATGAAAGTGGCAGGCGAGACATACGGCCGCGGGCGCGTACTGCTGGCGCTGCCTGACGCGAAGACCCTGGATCGGATGCAGGAATTCGTCCTGCGTCATGCGGCGTTGCAGGTGGCGCCTCCGCTGACTGCCGTATCCGATGGCGTTTTCAACCCGTACACTGCCTCCCTGCAGCCGAACACAGTGCTGCCAGTAGCCAGCAACGATACGGGCAATCCGACGATTCGGGCGCTGGAACTGGGCGGGAACTTCAGCATCACTGAAACGTTGATGAGCGCGTTGCGTGATCGAGTGCGACGCATCATGCTTGGCCCGGAGCCCAGCGAAGGCGCAGTCAAGAGTGCGACGGAAATCTCGATTTCCGACCGCAACCGCCTGTGGGCGATGAACGGCGAGTATACGCGTATCCAGACGGAATTGCTGGCGCCGATCGTGGCGCGCGGCGTGTTCATCCTGCAGAAGAAAGGACTCATCCCGCGGTTCAAGGTTGATGGCCGGATGGTCGCGATTACTTACACATCGCCGTTCTCGAAGTCACAGAATGAGGAAGATGTGCTGGCGTTGCAAGGGGCGCTCGCGGTTTCCGCTTCGCTTGGCCCGGAACTCGTGCAGCTTGGCATCAAGATCGAGGATATGCCTGCTTGGGTGTTCCGCAAGCGTGGCGTCGACGAGAAGTTGATTCGCGATGAGGCTGAAGTAGCGGCGATGAAAGAAAAGGCGGGTCAAGTGGCGGCGAGTCAGTTGCCCGGCAACCAGCCGATTCAGCCGCAGCCGGGAGCCTTGCCCGTACCCGCCGGAGGGTAAACATTCATGGTTGATGGAGAAGATTGGCTGACCGGAATGGACGGCGGGCCCGTCATTCCACTGGAACAGCAGGAGGCTGCACTGGCCTTCGCCCAGAACTATCTGGTGTTCGTGGATGACGCCCGCGGCCGGGCTTTGCTTGACCACTGGCGCGAGACCTTGTCACGCAAGCGTGTTGGTCCCGCGGCCAGTGTCCAGGAGTACGCGTACGCAGAAGCGCAGCGCGCGTTCGTCCTGGGGATTGAAGAACAGCTGCGCTTTGCTACATCACAGAGGTAACAGGCCATGACGACACCCGCAGCCGGAGATCCGGCACCTGCGGCCGCCGCGCCCGGAACCGCCGCACCTGCGGCTGCTCCTGCTGCTTCGGTCACCGCGCCCGCCACTACAGCGGCTCCCGCACCGGCACCCGCCGCCGAGACTTCACTGATTCCTGCGGCGCCTGCTGGTGCCGCGCCTGCTGAACCGGCCAAGGAACCGGCCAAGCAGCCCACCACAGTGACACCGCCGGCGAACGATCCAGAATGGTTCTACGCCGATGGCACTCCCGGCAAGGGGAAGATGCCGGATTGGTTCAAGGCCGACAAGTACAAAACGGTCGACAAGCAGGCCGAGGCGTACGCCCATCTCGAGAAACGACTGGGCAAGTTCATCGGCGCTCCCGAGGACGGGAAATACGAGTTCAAGGCCCCGGAGGGCTTGAACGTCGAACTCGACCATGAGCACCCGCTGGTGAAGGAACTCCAGGACTGGGGCATGAAGACGCAGTTGAGCCAGGAAGGCTACAACCAGCTGCTGGGGATGCTTGCCCAGTACGAGGCGGCAATGCTGCCGGATATGGGCGCAATCAAGACTGCGCTTGGGGCGAATGCGGACACGCGTATCGCGCAGGTGACGCAGTGGGCGCATGCGAATCTCGGGAACGATGGCTACGCGACATTGCGAACTGCGCTGTCGCAGCACAACGCTGCCGAGGTGTTCACGGTCATCGAGCAGCTGATCGCCAAGACAGTGCAGACTGCGCTGCCGAAGCCCGGTCAGGATGTGCCCGCGGCGACGCCCGGCGGCGAAGCAGGAATTCTTGCGAAGATGCGTGTTCGCGGAGCGGACGGCAAGGCGAAGTACTTCACCGATCCGGTCTACCGGCATCAGGTGGATACGGAGCTGGCCGAGTTCTACAGGCAGAATCAGGGAGCTGCGTAAGATCATGCCTCTGAGAAAACGCGCCAGCAAAGCGGCGTTCAGCTACAACGTTAGCGCTGAGATGCACGCTGGCAAACCGCAGAAACAGGCGGTCGCCATTGCGTTCTCGGTTCAGCGCAAAGCGCGCGCCGGAAAACGGAAGAGCAAGTAGCGCTGTTCTTTCCACCCAGCCCTCGGTGACGAGGACTGGGGAGAAAGTGCAGATTTCGGTAGACACCGTCGGGACCTCGCGAGAGCCGACATTGTGGATGCCCGGAAGGGGTACGAAACACCTCAAGGCCAGACAGAGCCGACCACAAGTCGGGACCTCGGGTCGAGCACATGCCGTGGAAGGCGGCAGCGACAACAACTCAACCCACTCTCTTTCTGAGGTGAATCATGTCCATCAATCTCGGCGGGACAGCTTCCGCCACCACGAACGCCGCCGTCATCGCGTACGATACCGCGGTGAAGATGGCGTACCAGGGCAGCTCGCGTCTGCGCCCGACCGTCACGGTCAAGGGCAACGTCACGGGTGCTTCCTACAACTTCCGCAAGTTCGGCGCGGGCGTCGCGGTTCAGCACTCGAGTGCGGAACTGATCACCCCGGCCGATTACACGCACACCAAGGTTGCGGCCACGCTGTCGAACTGGCGCATCGGTGACTACACCGACCTGTTCGATCAGGCCGAGACCACGGTGGACGAGCGTGCGGCTCTCGCCGAGGCGAATGCCAAGGCCATCGGTCGTGCCGAGGACCAGCTGATCATCGACGCGCTTGACGCGGCGACCCCGGCTGGCACGGTCGACGAGGACCTGGGCGCGACGAACTCGCCCATCAACAAGGAAAAGCTGCTTCGTGCGAAGCGCATCCTGACTTCAAAGCAGGCCGACGCCACCCAGCACACGATCGTGGTCAACGCGATCGGCATGGAAGGCGCTCTGTCGGAAGTCGAGGTGACGAGCGCTGACTACCAGACCATGCGCGCGCTGTCCGAGAACGGCGGCACGCTGCAGGGCAAGTCGGCGTTCGGCTTCAACTGGGTCGTGCTCGAGGATCGAGTCGAGGGCGGGCTGCCCACG